TGCCCAGCACAACGTACAGCGCACAGGCGAGTCCGTTGATCTTCAAGCAGGGCAACACCTCAGCCTTTGAGTTCTTCAGTTACGCCGGTTGCCTTCAGTCAGTCAGCTTGGACATTGCCAACGAAAACGTTTACCGCCAGCTTGTTGGTTGCACCAAAGAGGTGCTCATCACCAATCGTGCCCCCAGTGGCACTGTGATGATTGAGGCGGTTGCACTAGCAACCAAGGATTTCTTCAACATTGCTCAGACCGAAACAACCGGCAACCTTACATTCCTGCACGGCACCACCGCTGGCAACCGTGTCACCTTGACTGCTGGTCAGTGTGACATCGCCAATCCCACCTACGCGGATCAAGATGGCGTGCAGATGCTCAGCATCCCTTATGTTGCTGTGCCGACCACGGCCGGCAATGATGAGCTAAGCCTAGCCTTTACCTAATCAGAGCACCCTTCATGGCCTTTGTCCTTAAGCAATCCGACACCTTCAACTGGCCTGTCACTTTTGACATTCCTGTTGATGGTGGTCGCTTTGCAAAACAAACGTTTGACGCCGAGTTCAAGCGTCCAAAACAAAGCCGGATCCTTGAGATTCAAGAGTCCGTGATGAAACGTCTCCGCGCCATTCAGCGCGACGAAGAGACTGACGGCATGATCACTGACCAAGAGATTGCCGAAGAGATTTTGGTCGGTTGGTCTGGGGTTGAAGACGGCGAAAACGGCGAGGTGCCTTTCTCAGAGAAGGCAAAGCAGCAGGTGCTAGATGTGCCAGCTGTCACAGCCTCGATTGTCGAGGCGTTCTTTGACTCACTCAAAGGAGCCAAGAGAAAAAACTGACAGAGGCCGCCGAGCATTGGGCCGGCGGCGGTGTGGTTGATGAAACCGACACAGACGCAGCAGCATTGGGCATCGTGATGCCTGAGCAGTTAAGTGAAAACTTTGAAGTCTGGGAGGAGAACTGGCCGGCGGTGGAAATGTTCATGCGAGTTCAGACGCAATGGCGAACAACCATGAACGGCGTTCTAGGTTTGGACTATGCAGCACTGGCTTGGTTGTTTATGATGTATGAAGTACAAGACCAGCGTGCGCTCCTAGAGGATTTGCAGGTGATGGAAGTTGCGGTGCTTGATGCGTTTGCTAAGCGGGAGCTCTAGGTCATGGCCATGGACCTAACTGCGGCACTCAAGATTAAGGCGGACGTTGAGGGCGTCAACAACATCGTCTCCCTTAACCGTGGGTTGCAGTCCGTACAAGGAACAGCCAAGGGCGTTGCAGGCGCGATGCGTGGTCTGACTGGCGCAGCGGCTGGGCTATCTGGAGCATTGGGTGTCTTGGCACCGTTGGCAAGTGTTGCTGGCCTGGTGGGTTTGGCAAAGAGTGCGCTAGATGCAGGCGACAAAATGTATGACCTGTCCCAATCCACTGGAGTAAGCGTTGAAGCCCTGGCGCGATTTAAGAAAGCAGCAGCAACCAGCGGGACTGATATTGACACTGTGGCCAAGGGACTGGTCAAGTTGTCTAGGGGTCTGGTTGAGACAGCAACAACAGGCAAAGGCAAAGCAGCAGAAGCGTTAAAGTCTCTTGGCATCAGCGCCACCGATGCAAGCGGAAGACTGAAGAAAGCTGATCAGGTCACTTTTGAGATTGCCAATAAATTCAAGACGCTTCCAAATGACGCAAACAAAGTAGCAAAGGCAGTTGATCTATTTGGCCGCAGTGGCTCCCAATTGGTCCCGCTACTCAATATGGGTGGCGATGCAATTGATAAGTTATCGGTCAAGATGACTACAGCTTTTGCAGAAAAGGCAGATGCCTACAGTGACAAGTTAGCAGGGCTAAGTGGAAAGGTGGGAGCGCTAGGCGCTGATCTATTGATTGCCTTGCTGCCTGCACTTGATGCGGTGACCGATGCAGTGACGGCTGGGGTTGGTGCATTCAATTCATTGCCTGGACCTATCAAGGGTTTAGCCGTTAGTGGTGCCATCCTTGCTATTGCTTGGGGACCAATCACCGGAATTATTACTGGAGCAAGTGTTGCCTTTTTAGCCGGTAAAGCTGCAATTGAGGCACTCAGGGTGCAGATCGCCTTGGCTGCCATGGAAGGTATTCCTGCCCTTAACGCAGCAATCCTTTCGATTCCCGGCTGGGGCTGGGCATTGGCTGGTGTCGCAGCATTGGCGGCATTAACCACGGCGCTTTATCTCAACAACGAAAACTTTAGAAACTGGGCTGATAACTACGTTCAGATTGTTGCCAATGATTTCAAGGGTGCAATGGATGACATTGTGTCCCTTTCCCAGGATGCGTTCAAGCTTGCTGCTGAGGCTGGAGATTTTTTCAATGATAGAGCAAAAGAGATTGCTAATTCGATACCTCAAGGTTTTGCAAGTGGTTTTGCGCAGATGGTGCAAATAGCACAGAAAAAATTTGCTGAGATGCAACGCATCGTGATGGGCTGGTGGACCCGACTTCCTGCACCTATCAGGGGAATTATTAGTGGCACGGGTGCCGCACTGGGTAATGCGGCCAAGATGATCCCCGGCGTATATCCCACGATGGTGGCGTTCTCGGCTTTAGGTAAGGGGCCGGTCAAGAATAACAACAGTAATGGAAACGGAGGTGGTAATGGTAATGGTAATGGCAGTGGAGATACATCCATACTGCCAAGTAGTAAGGGAAGTAGCGGTAAAGCATCAAATGCAGCCAAAGAGAAAATTGAATCCGAACGCAAAAAACTTGAGTTAGACGCGGCACGCATTGCGCTTCAAGCTCAGTACGTCAAAGACGAAAAACAAATCAATGATCTCAAGCGGATTGGTAATGGTTTCCAAGCCAACGGCAATATTTTCAAAGCCTTTGAGGTGCAGAAAAGTGAGGCAATACTTGAAGCAAAGCTTGCAGAAAAAAAATTGACTGATGAGACTTTGATCAAGCTCAAAGAAAGCGCAAATGACAAAGACAAGGCCAACCGTAAGCAGCGTGACACCAACATCCTTGGGGAAGCTGCCGTGAAAATGACACAGGAGGAGGAAAAACTCCGTTCGAAGCTGTTGGATATTGATCAGCAGGTAACTCAAGAACGCAAGAAGCAAGCTCAAGATCAACAAAAAGCATTGGGTGACATCCGCAATCGCACCAAATACGCAATCATTGGCGCTACCCAAGGGGGCGAGGCGGAATCACGGCAGCGGGAAATGGACGACATCAAACGGCGGATTGCAGATGCCAAAGGACGTGGAGACACCGATGAAGCCAGGCGCCTTCAGGAGCAGCTAGACGCATTGATTGCGCAATTCAAAGAAATGGATGCCCTAGCTAACAACGCAGCGTTTGGTTTTTCCAAAGGCATCCGTTGATACTTGGATGGCATTGGTAGCTTGGCTGATAGCATTGCTGGCGTGACCAAAAACGTTTTACAAGGTTTGGAAGACAAGTTGGTAGAGTTTGTCACAACAGGAAAAGTTAATTTTCGTGAGTTTGCCAACGACATTATTAAGCAGCTTATTCGTATTGCTATTCAGCAGGCAATTTTGAAACCACTGCTACAGGGTTTTGGCCTATTCGGCGGTGGAGGAGGAGGAGCCGGAATCGCTGGGGGTCAGTCAATTCTGGCGGCAGCCAATGGAATGGTTGCCGCAAATGGGATCATGCCTTTCGCTACCGGCGGAATTGTTACCCGGCCAACGTACTTCAAGTTTGCCAGCGGCAACGCAATGCAAAACGGCTTGATGGGTGAGGCTGGTCCAGAGGCCATCATGCCATTGCAGCGTGGCGCCAATGGCAAGCTTGGCGTGATTGCATCTGGCGGTGGCAACACCAGCGTGGTGGTCAACGTGGACGCCAGTGGCAACTCCAACGTGCAAGGTGACCAAGCACAGGCCAAGCAATTGGGGGTTGTCGTTTCCGCTGCTGTGCAGGCAGAATTGGTGAAGCAACAACGGCCAGGCGGCCTGCTCGCTGGTACTCGACGCTGATGGCCACCTTCACCTTTACGCCAAGTTTTACGGCTGACTTAGAAGAGCAGCCAATCATCAAACGTGTTCGCTTTGGTGATGGATATGAACAACGCCTTTCCTATGGTCTAAACACGCAGCCTAAGAAATGGTCCTTGCAATTCTTTAACCGTACCGACACTGAACGCAACAACATTTTGACATTTTTGCGTGCGCGTGGTGCTGCTGAATCCTTTGACTGGACAGATCCTACTGGGTATGTCGGCAAATG